ACACAAATACGTGACCACGATGAAATCATAGCCCCATTACCCTTCTATGCTGTGCTAGGTTAACCGTTTAGGACTAAATATCATTATGGCTATTGATCAGGAATCATTTAACAAAAAACTTTATGACCTACTAAAAACTAGGGGTTATCGTCCTATACCTAAGGACAGTAAAAATCAGAGAACTGAAAGCCCGCAAGATGCTGACGTTTTCAATTTTACTTTTACTAAAGGTGGAGAAGAAATGGGTGATGCTTGGGTAACAATTGATGATGCCCAAGACGTTATACTATATTATGATGACGATATTATGGATACCGGCGGTCGTAGCGACGGATCAGAATATGACGATAGTTGGTCTGCGTTCATTCAACATTTAAAGCGTTGGGCAATGGGCAAACAACTAGGATTCGAATTACGAGACAAACAAAAATTAGGTGATGATATGGCACAAAGAGAATATACAAAGAAGAAAGAAAATATATCCGAAGGATATTACCCAATGGGTAAGCAGTCAAGTTATAGTGATGCTGTGCCTACAGTTAAAATCATACTGCAACACACACGCCAGATACAAGAAGGCGAGCAACGTTATCGTAATATTGCTAGAATATTTTTGGAGAATCAACTTGGAGAAAGAATTCTTGCCCCTACTACCCGCCCGGGAGTCGCCCAAGTTTATGCCAGACATTTGGCCGAAGGCGGTGTTCCAAACGATGAACGTTGGAACCACATCAAGGGTCTTTGTGAAGAGTATACCAAAATGGCAGGGTTCGTTCGTGCCACTAGAGGCAATCAATTTAACGAATCAGCGCAACAATTAGTAAACGAAGGTATTAATCATTATCACAACCTACGTGAGACATTAGGTAGAATGCGTGGTCATCGTGGTTATCACAAGTACTTTGAAAGTTACACACCAACATTAATGGAAACAGAAGGTGATGAAACTAACCTTACTGAATTGTTTGTACAAGAAACATTAGACCCACGCATTGAAAGTGTAATGCCAATTCTTTCAAGACTACAAAAGAACGTTACAGAAATGAAAGAAGTAGTTGAATTAGATGAGTGGGCAAAGAGTTTAGTTGAGGGTGGTGATGGTTCAGAAGCTAGCGAAGAGGAAGATGGTGACACCGCAGGTGATGCAGGTGAAGGTGGCGGAGAAGATGCACCTGAAGATGATTTAATGGAAGCACCCGGTGCAGAGACATTAGCACATAATCAGAATACAGAAAAAAATAATTTAAAGGCTTTTGATTTAGAAGAAGATAGTGAAGAGACAAAACTAGCACGTAAACTCAAAGCAAACATTGGTCATATACAAAGTCAATTAAAAGATCCAAACATATCAGACACACAGAAAAAAGATTTAAAATTTAAATTACAAATGTACACTGATAGATTGGGTAAGAAAAAGACTAGTAGTGATGCAGATACTTCATATAGTGATGATACTAAGCAAGGTCAGATTGCTAAACAAGCACATGATAGAGTACGTAAAGTAGAAAAGAAAACTGCAGGTGATCTAGTACATGATGTAACTGGTCTTGAAGAAGGCATGACTAAAGATGCCATGATGAACGATGCTGAAAAAATGTCACTAGAACAATTCTGTGACAAGTATGGGGATGAAGATTGGGTAAAAGAATTTTATCACACCGCAGTTGGAACTGAAGATGTTGAAGAAAGCGGATTACAGGCATACTTAGGTAATAAGAAGTATGGCAAAGAAGGTATGGACGCATTACGCAAGGCAGGTCGTGAACATGCTGGTAAAGAAAAGATGGCAAGTATCCGTGCTAAGTATGACAAGTTAGATGAAGAAGGTGTGGCGGAAGACCTTGATGCTAACCAAAAGCGTGTAGGTCAATTGGGCCCAACTGAAAAAGTTAAAAACAATAACATCGGTAAATTAGTAGGTGCTAATGAATCATTGGAGTTAAATGAAATGGATAAGTCACAACCATCAAGTGATAGAGGCGGTGAAAGTTCAGGTAACCCATATGCTAAAGGTGGTAAGGCTACACCAGCCAAAGCCAAAGATGCTGAGAAAGATGCTGAAAAGGTATTGAACAAGTCTATGGATAAGGCACACAAGAAAGATGTGAAAGAGGGTCAAGAAGACCTCGATGCTATACTAAGGTTATTGGGTAAATAACACTACAAAAAACCGCAGATTTTTCTGCGGTTTCCCACATCCGGCATAAATACTATTGACATAGGCACCGTGTAGTAATACAATAATGCTTATGTTAGTTGATTCATAGGGAATCAGCGAATTATTTTAAGGCTCAACAAAGACCAACTTAAGGAGAAATATTATGGCCTCACTAGCAGACATTCGTGCCCGTATCGCGGCACAAGAAAACAAGTCACAAAATAAGGGTTCTGGAACCCAGTCTGACAACGCAATCTACCCCCACTGGAACATGAGCGAAGGTACAACTGCTACCGTTCGTTTCCTTCCAGATGCAGATTCAAAGAATACATTCTTTTGGGTAGAACGTCAAATCATCAAGTTGCCATTTAATGGTGTTAAGGGTGATCCCAACATGAAGCAGGTAGTTGTTCAAGTACCTTGCGTAGAAATGTACGGTGATAGTTGCCCTGTTCTTGCTGAAGTTCGTCCTTGGTATAAGGATGAAACACTTAAGGAACTTGCTAACAAGTATTGGAAGAAACGTAGTTATATTTTCCAAGGCTTTGTTCGTCAGAACCCACTAGGCGATGACAAGACTCCTGCGAACCCTATTCGCAGATTCATCATTAGCCCACAAATCTTTACTATCATCAAGTCAAGTCTGATGGATCCTGAAATGGAAGAATTGCCAACTGACTATATGCGTGGTCTTGACTTCAACGTTAAGAAGACCAGCAAAGGTGGTTATGCTGATTATAGCACATCAACTTGGGCACGTAAGGAAACAGCATTAACAGAAGCAGAACAGGCTGCTATTGATGCACATGGACTCTTTAATCTCGCAGAATTCTTACCTAAGAAGCCTAACGAGGCAGAGTTGCGTATCATCAAGGAAATGTTTGAAGCAAGTGTTGATGGTCAACCTTACGATAATGAACGTTGGGGAAGTTACTATCGTCCATATGGTCTTGAAGCACCTAATGGAACTGCGAACGAACGACCTGTGACTGCTGAAACCAGCACACCCGCAGTTTCCGTTTCAAAAGACGATGAGGATGAAGCACCCTCAGCATCAAGCCCAGTAGTTATGCCAAAAACATCTGACAAACCTTCAAGCGATAAAGCACAAGATATTCTTGCAATGATTCGCTCCAGACAGAATAAGTCAGCCTAATATGGTATCGGGGGAGGATATCCTCCCCCTTTCTTAGGAGAATTCCATGACACTACCAGACGAAAGATACCGTGCATTAATGCAAGGTAGGAAGTTATTAGAAGAACTGTGTGATCCAGGAAAGACTCCGCGTGTACCAAGTATCATTAGAGATAGGGCTAGAGGTGCATTAAGGCACTATCCTAGCGACTATGAATTGGAACGCATTGCGGATACTTGTCCAGATTACCTTGACAAAATTAGTTATTCTGATAGAATAAGAATGAATATGCAACGATGATAGGAGGCCCACGTGGGTAAGCCATTTGATATTAGTAAATTTAGAAAAGATATTACCAAGTCCATTGAGGGACTTAGTATTGGTTTTAATGATCCTACTGATTGGATCAGTACAGGAAATCACGCACTCAATTTTCTCATTAGTGGTGATTTTAATAAAGGCGTACCTCTTGGTAAAGTTACTGTCTTTGCCGGAGAGTCAGGATCAGGAAAGAGTTACATCTGTTCAGGAAACTTAGTACGTCACGCACAACAACAAGGCATCTTTGTTGTTCTTGTTGATAGTGAAAACGCACTTGATGAAGATTGGTTGAAAGCACTTGGTGTTGATACTGACGAAAGCAAGTTGTTGAAACTTAATATGGCAATGATTGATGATGTTGCCAAAACAATTAGTGAGTTTATGAAAAGTTATAAGACGATGCCTGCAGAGGATCGTCCTAAAGTTCTTTTCATTATTGACAGTCTTGGTATGTTGTTGACTCCAACCGACGTTAATCAGTTTGAATCAGGTGATATGAAAGGTGATATGGGTCGCAAGCCCAAGGCACTTACTTCACTTGTTCGTAACTGTGTTAATATGTTCGGTAGTCACAACGTTGGACTTGTTGCAACTAATCACACATATGCTTCACAAGATATGTTTGACCCTGATGATAAAATCAGCGGTGGACAAGGTTTCATCTACGCAAGTAGTATTGTTGTAGCAATGAAGAAACTGAAACTTAAAGAAGATGATGATGGTAACAAAGTAAGTGAAGTACGTGGTATTCGTAGTGCTTGTAAGGTTATGAAAACACGTTATGCAAAACCCTTTGAAAGTGTACAAGTTAAGATTCCTTATGAGACAGGCATGAATCCATATAGTGGTCTGCTTGATTTGTTTGAGAAGGCAGGCTTGTTAGTCAAAGAAGGTAACAGACTGAGTTATACAACCGAAGATGGAGAAATTATCAAATTCTTCCGTAAGGGTTGGGAGTCAAATGAAGATGGATGCTTAGATAAAGTCATGTCAGAGTATCAGAAAAAATCTCAGGGTAAGATAAGTAATGTATCACCTGAGGAGGAACTTGCTGAATGACTATAGAATTAGTTAAAGAATTATGGGATGGACTTAAGCCGATTATTCAACGTGCAGACCACAGCGAAGCGGCAGAGACATTAATTAATTTATTAATTGATAATGATTTTGACACTGCCGAAATTAAAGAAATGTTTCGGCGTGATCAAGCAGTAATGGATGCTCTTAAATTTTTCTCACAAGATGATGAAACTGAATATGAGGAAGAGGAAGAAGAGTATGAGGAAGATCAATATTACGATGACGAAGATTATTGATGAATTGGTACACAAGAATCACACAGGATCTAAGCGTAATACCTGATTTTATAACTCATTATGAAAATGAGTTATTATCTGCAAAAAATGACGTTAGGGTAACTGGCAAGGTTGAAAAGAACATTGCCAACTTACCCGGCGTTACCGAATTTCGGTTCAACCAATTACAAGAAATTGAAGCAGTATTAAATTACCTTAATGTACAATTAAGGAAAATTCGCCGAAAACATTTTCAAAAATATTTAGAAGCGTATAATAGAGCATTGACTAGCCGTGATGCTGAAAAGTATGTAGACGGTGAGGAAGAAGTCATTGACTTTGAAGTACTGATTAATGAAGTAGCCTTACTAAGAAATAAATGGTTAGGCATTATGAAGGGCTTAGATAGTAAGCAATGGCAATTGGGCCACATTGTACGTTTACGTACAGCGGGCATGGAAGATATAACCATTTAATTAAGAGATAATATGACTAGTTCAACTGCAAGAAATGTTTTTAGTATCAGTGACCTTTTAGGTGACAGAGTAGCATCACGTAAAAGTGGCACTGTCACTGTTAAGGTAGATGACAATCTATTAGTACTAAGTTGTGTGATTTACCGTTTATGTAAACAAGACAAAGTAAATAAAATGCTTAGTCTTAAAGAGTCAAGATTATCTAATCTTGTTACTCAAGAGGACAGAATTCTCGCAGAAAAAATTACCAAACATTTTCAACAAAAGATGTTGGTATTAAAACTTAAAAATGTTCCATTGACCCCATACCGTCAAGACCTAATGAACTTCATTAATAATACTGATGGACAAAATGTTGAGCAAGGATATATCTATCCTGACAATTATTTAGGTCTTGCTTATAAGTTGCCTTATTTCTATTATTACGATTTAGAAATCATTAATATGTTTGGTGGTGAGTTTGTCGCTATCAAAGGCGAGACACAGGTTAAAGGTGAACTAACATTAGAATTCATTAAGACTACTCAACCTTATAAAAAATATAACAATATTGTTGAATACTGGTTTACGGATCAAAATCAAAACAAAGTAATGTTACCAGTTGAAACACAAAATGTTCTCATTAATTTGTTTGAACAGCACGTTAAAAGCCAACCAATCACTATTAAGGCTAAGTTTAGTGAACGTAAGAAGGATAACATTTCATTTCTTACACCCGATAATAAATTTAAATTAGTGTTGTAATTATGGATTCGGATACAGTCACAGACTTGTTGATCCAATACATACAGCAACATCGTAAACTGTTACCCTTCACACTAAATTCGTATTTAAAAGAGGGTAACAATATGGTTTACAGATATATCATTATAGACTATAATAGCAACAAGATAGAAGTTAAGGTGTATAACCCTAACTTCATTGTGTTTAAGGTAAACAATCACCCAAAAAATATCAGTGTTGATTTAAAACAAGCACGTGATACAATTGATTCAATTTTTGGAATGGCGCATAATTCATGACTACACAACAAGTTGCTGATTTTCTACGAACCAATGTTGACTGGCATAGGTTCAGTAAACTAGTTAAAGCATTGGGACACCAATTGAATACTGAACAGTTGCGTTTTCTTAAGGCTCGCATATTGGAAAAGTCAGTAGAACAATATAGCAACAAAACGTTAAAGTATGTTGCACAAGATGGTGTTGACTTTCTTATTACGGGATTGAACAATATTAGATTGGAAATGAAGTATACCGAGGGTGCCATCTATACTGATAAGAAGAATGAACTGCGAAAAAATTGTAGTATCAAATTAACAAATAGCATGGGCACAAATACTCATGCCCAATTGCCTCCGTACTATGCCGATTATCTTATGTTTGTAAGTAATCGTGGTGCGATTCTTTTTGACAAGCCCACACTACAAGCACATAGCACCTCAGGTGGCGATGGCATACATGCTACATTACCCACTGAATTGGGAATCATCATTGCAGACCATACTGTAATGGACCCAAAAGACCAGCAGGAAGTCGATTTTATCCGTCAATTAGACAAGTCTGTAGAAGTCTATTCCAGTAAGATTCTGTAAGTTGTTGATTTTAAACGCCTTTTTTCTATGTAAAAAGGCTTGACAAATAATCGGTTTGGGTGCATAATACTATACATGATGAACGAACGGAGCAACAAAGTGCAAGTTGGCGACATTGTTAAGAGTCTGGATTTCGTCGGTATTAATGATTGCTATATGGTCGGTAAGGTCGTAAGCATTAGCAAGATGGACGGCACTTTCCGTGCAGAGTTTATCAAGCGGGTTTGGTGCGGTGAGAATGATCGCCGTTCAAAGCCTGTAGATTTCTTCACCGCTCCCTTGCAGGGCAACCACTTTATGGATCGTGATACCGAACCCCGTGTAATAGTGATCGGTTGACAAATAATCGATTTGGGCATATAATAGAGGCTTAGACAGTCAAACAACGGAGCAGATATGAAGATCGTTATCACTACTCAAATCCGCGAAAACTACGGTGATGCTACTAACCCCTACTGGAAGTTCAAGGGTGGCGACACTTATGTTGTTCCCAATCTGTCGGTCGCTCAAACCCTGCAGGTTAAGGAACGTGGTATCCCTACCCTCAAGGCATTGATCGAAACCCGTAATGAGGGTTTTGAGGAGTATGTTGTTGACTGGTCTATCCTCGATGATGACGCCACTGTGTGCGAACCCTGGGAAACGCCCTTCAACCTGTATTGGGAACAGGGTCGTTGGGTCGCACGCCGTACAGTGGATAACGGTGAGTATGGCTATATGCGTAATGAGGTCGCTAGCAAGACCGAAGGGTATGACATGCTCATGGGTGGTGACCGTGAAAATTATGTTGCGACCTATACTATGCGCAACGGTGACGTTGTTGATAGTAAGGATGTGGAAACTTATCTGAATAAGGCGGCTTGATTATGGGCTACAGGGTTCTCTCAGAGTTGGAACGTAAATGGCAACCCCGGAAGGGATTGGAAGGTCCCTTTTTCTACCCCAGCGGTAGGGTCCTTTACTATGATGTGAAAGAGGGTAAGTACTACGATCCTACTACGGATTTTTATGTGCCCCATGACGAGGCCTCTGCTCTCAAGGACCAAGTGTTCGCCGCGCTAAGTCGTTGATTTATATAGGCTTTTTTCTACGGAAAAAGGCTTGACAATAAATCGGTTTGGGCGTATAATACATGTATTGACAGTTGAGAAACGGAGCAAAAAATGAAGATCGAAACAGCAATTAAAGTGATCGGAAAAGAAGCAGAATTTTTGGGTTTGGGTTTTTTGGAAACCATGCAATTCATTCAAAAGAACCCATTGGCTCAGCCCATGAAAACTATGGAAGCGTATCATGTCATTATGGCAGAGGGCGCAAAGATGTTTGCTCCGGCTTGACATTAAATCGAATTGGCTATATAATACGTAGTATTGAAACTAACACACAGGACTAATTACATGTCAACGATTCTTGTTAAATTTGGTGAGTATCGCAACAAGCCAGTTGTGAATCAGTCTTTTACTCTGATCAAGGGTTTTCAGACTGGTAAAAAAGGTAACTATGTCACTGTAAAAAATGAGGGCCAATTCCCCATCGCTATCGATGTGGTAAAGGTTAAGGTGGACAGTATTAACGATATTGAATTTAAAGAAGGGGAGCCAGTTTTGTCACAGACAGTAGAATTTAAGAAAGCGCCGGCAGTACAGGAAACTGATGAGCAGGCAATGGATCGCATCGGCACACGTTTTGCGATTCTTGATGAAATGTCACGTGCATGTATTAACGGTGATATCCGTGCTATGATTGTGTCAGGCCCTCCCGGTGTCGGCAAGTCATTCGGTGTCGAACAGCAATTAGAAAAGGCAGTCATGTTTGATAAGATTGCTGGCAAACGTATTCGCTATGAGATTGTCAAAGGTGCTATGACTGCACTGGGCCTCTATGCTCAATTGTACAAGTATAGTGATGCTAAGAACGTGCTAGTGTTCGATGACTGCGACAGCGTTTTTGGTGATGAGTTGTCATTGAACATTCTCAAGGCAGCACTTGATAGTGGCAAGCGCCGCAAGATTTGCTGGAACAGTGATTCTAGTTTGCTTCGCCGTGAAGGTATCCCTGACAGTTTCGAATTCAAGGGTAGTGCTATCTTTATTACTAACTTGAAGTTTGAGAACGTCAAGTCTAAGAAGATGCAGGACCATCTTGAGGCATTGCAGTCACGTTGTCACTTTTTGGACCTTACTGTTGATAGTGAGCGTGACAAAATGTTGCGTATCAAGCAGGTCCATCGTGACAGTACTGACACAGGTGGTCTGTTCAAAGACTATGATTTCACTGAAGAGCAGGCTAATGAAGTACTGAACTTCATGTGGGACAAGAAAGCAAAGTTGCGTGAGTTGTCATTGCGTATGGCCCTCAAGATTGCGGACCTTGTCAAAGTGTCCGAATCTAACTGGAAGATGCTTGCAGAGAATACTGTTATGCGTCAACGCTAACAGTTGATTCAATCAACAAAAAGGGGACTTAGGTCCCCTTTTTTTTGCCTTTATACTTGCATTTGTTTTCTATAATTGTTATTATTATAGGATGTTGAAATTAGCGTCCAAGGAACATCTACTACATTATTTTTTGAACCATGAAATTAAACTAAGCACCTATGATCAAAAGTTCCTACACAATTTGGAATACTTGATTGCTAAGTTTCATAGAATAACGACAAACCAAAAAGCATTGTTTGAAAAATTAATCAGTAAGTATTCCAAACAATTTAACAAAGTGGGTTTCGATAAGGAAGAGTTAAAATCTCTGCCATGGACCACTCCTATTGTAGAAAGCACAGCCGAATTCACAGGTGCGCAAGTGTCCTTATTGGGCAATAATTTAGTGCTTAAGGTCCCATTCAATAAACATTTCATTTCTGATTTCCGTAGTATGGAAAACAATTCATACGAATGGAATAGGAATGACAAAAAATATATGGCACCACTTAGTACATATGCACTAAAGATTGCGAATACTATATTACCTAAATACTTTAAATCAACAACATATAGTATAGAGGTAATGGAATTACTTAATCAAGTTGTGCCATATGAAGCAGACATATGGAAGCCCACCTATCTAAAATTAAATGGTAATTATTATATCGGTGCTACCAATCCACATATACATGAACACACAAAGGATTTAAACTTTGACGATGATGCTAAAACGTTATTCAACTTATCACAATATGGCATCACTATCGATAAGTCTGTAACAGGAGATGACCCTAAAAAGATATTTGCATCTGAGTTCAATACGGTTGTTGATTTAGATAATCTACCTACAGTTCTACCGTGGCTAGTAGAACTCGGCGTAGACATGGTATATTTTGGGCGTGGACTTACTGGTGCAAATACCCGAAGAGAGATAACGAGTATGATTGAGTCACTAAATATATCAGTCAGCACTAATCCTAAATTCTATACTGACGATGATGCAACAAACCCAGTAATGCTAAAACTAACAGACACCTCAGATTACCTACCTCACCACAAAGGTAAAAGACTATCCAAATACATTAAATTACAAATTTCAAGGCCGGTGAACATAAAATGAGAGAAGCAAAAATAATAATCAAAGATGAAGTCAATATAAAGATTGAGGGACTAGAACTTGATGCACGTAGGGCATGCATGAAGAAATTTGAATATGATATTCCCGGTGCAAGATATTTGCCTAGCGTTAAGTTAGGGCGTTGGAATGGTAAAGTAAGTTTCTTTAGTTTAGGCGGTAGCAGTTATATCAACTTACTGACTGATATCGTACCCATATTAGAGCAATATGACTACGATATATCATTACATGATATGCGTGAATACACTACAACGTTCAATTTCGCACAAGTGTCCGAGGATTCATTTGCAGACAAAACTTGGCCTAAAGATCACGTAATGGCAGGACAGCCCATTACATTGCGTGACTATCAAGTAGAAATTGTTAATAACTTTTTAGCCAATCCACAATCGTTACAAGAAGTTGCTACTGGCGCCGGCAAGACTATTATGACTGCGGCGCTATCAAAAAGCATTGAGTATTATGGACGCAGTATTGTCATTGTACCCAATAAGAGTTTGGTAACACAAACTGAAGCAGATTATATCAATATGGGGTTGGATGTAGGTGTGTACTTTGGTGATCGCAAAGAGTTTGGAAAGACACATACTATATGTACATGGCAAAGTCTTAATAACTTATTAAAGAATACAAAGTCGGGTGATGCTGATATACCAATTGGTGAGTTTATTGAGAATGTAGTTTGCTTGATTGTTGACGAGGTGCATATGGCAAAGGCTGATGCACTTAAGACATTATTGACAGGTGTGTTTAGTCATGTGCCTATTCGTTGGGGATTGACTGGAACTATTCCTAAGGCTGAGTTTGAAAAGACTGCATTACTTGTAAGTTTAGGTCCTGTTATTAATAAGTTGAGTGCAAGTGAATTACAGGATAAAGGTGTACTGGCACAATGTCATGTCAACATTGTACAGTTAAAAGACAACGTGGAGTTCAGTAATTATCAAAGCGAGTTGAAACATTTGCTTGAAGATGAAAAACGATTAGATAAAATTGCACAGTTGATTGATAAGATTAAGGATAGTGGCAACACACTAGTACTAGTAGACCGTGTAAATGCAGGTAAAGAATTAATTGACAGATTACCTGATAGTGTATTCATATCAGGTGAAACAAAATTGACAGAACGTAAAGAGGAATATGATGAAGTTAAGACTAGTGCTAACAAGATTATTGTGGCGACTTATGGTGTGGCCAGTGTGGGTATTAATATCCCTAGGATTTTTAATTTGGTTCTTATTGAGCCCGGAAAGAGCTTTGTTAGGGTTATACAAAGTATTGGGCGAGGCATTAGAAAAGCAGAAGATAAGGATCATGTAGAGATTTGGGACATAACTAGCAGTTGTAAGTTTGCCAAACGACATTTAACACAAAGAAAAGCATATTATAAGGAAGCAAACTATCCATTTAGTTTGGAAAAACTTGACTACTGAAAACAAACGTGATAGAATAATCAAATGAGAATATTAACCTTAGAAAACATACACTACAATTTAGAAACGTTACCAGAAGAGATTGACGACCTTCGTTTCGCTATAATGGATAACAGTAATCCGCAGAACGTAGATTATCATTATATCCCATTAATCTTTTTAGAAAGTTTTAGTAGCCCTGCATTAGTGTTGAAGATTGGTAATCGTTCAATTAAGATGCCGGTCGATTGGCAAGTATTGATCGGTGAAAAAGATCACGGGGATTTAGAAACACTACCACTATCTAGTTTGAACGACAGAGGTTTTAGTGTATTTGAATTTAATCCATTGAGTAGTTTTAATCCTAGTTTCTTACCAATAGAGATTATGGATATATACCATGATGTAACATGGTACGCTCCTCGATTACGTAACGGGCAGTTTCTAGCGGTACCCATTGATGATGGTCCTAAACCCAGATGTGTTTACTTTGTTAAAGAAATTAGTAGAAACTGTGAGATTGTAGATTATAGTCAGGTGTTTTAAAATGTTAGACTGTTTAATTTTAGGTGATAGTATTGCAGTTGGTACACAAATGCATTACAAAGAATGTGCTATTGTTGGTAAAGGCGGTATCAATAGTTGGCAATTCAATAGAAATTACGAGGGTGAATTCTATTCAAATACTGTTATAATCAGTTTAGGTAGTAATGACCATATGGGCGTCAGAACTAAAAAGGAACTAGAAAAACTTAGAGCAAGGGTAGTAGCAAAGACTAAAGTGTATTGGATACTGCCTGCTAATAAAGAAAATATTAGACAGATTGTTACTGAGGTTGCAAACAATAATGGTGATGTTGTTATACCTATAAAACATTTGCAGCCTGACAACATACATCCTAGTGGTCGTGGGTATAAAGACATAGTGAATCAAATTAACAATGGCAACTAAAAGTAAAACTCCGCAAGACGAAAAGTTTACTGATGTAGACTTCCCGCTGTTTGAGGCTATCAACGCTATTGACAACAAAGACTATGGCTACTATGATAGACTTACTCCAGAGCAACAAAAGAAGTTTGTGCCATGGATGTTGTTACACTATGCAAGCACAGTTAAATCAAATGCAGCCTTGCAACAGTTTCACTTACTAAGTACACAGGAGTTTGCCAATAAACATATGTTTAGTGAGTACGTGGCTAATCATCCTAAACTACAATGGATGATGTTATGTGCTAGCGGATTAGGACAAGGAAAACAATTTCATCCTTGGATACCCCAGATTAGAGAACGTGTAAGCAAACTTAAAGATAAGGCAGCAGTTAAAGATGTTAAAGAATATTACAGTAAAGTGTACCCAAAAGAGTCTGAAGATACACATAAAGAATTAGCACAGGCTTTTGTAAAAGAACAATCACGCAAGGTATATCTTGCAGAGAAATTCCCCAATTTAAAATTTGATGAAATTGAGATACTGAATGGCATCGTTAGTGATAGTGAAATCGAACAATACGAAAAAGACAGCGGCAACTAAAGAGTTTGGTTGCGAGTTTTGTGGGCGCACATTCTTGCGTGAGTCTACAGTCTTTAATCATATCTGCGAGTCTAAACGTAGATGGCAAGATAAGGACAAGCAAGGTAATCGTATAGGATTTCAATCTTGGTTGCAATTCTATACAAAGAACACGGCTACAAAAAAGAAACGTGATTATACAGACTTCATTAAAAGTTCTTATTACATAGCCTTTGTAAAGTTTGGTACATATTGTGCCGATGTTAATGTTGTTAATGTAAGCAGATATATTGACTGGCTGCTTAACAATAAAATAAAGATTGATAACTGGGCCAGCGATACAAACTATACAAAGTTTCTTATCAATTATCTACGTGAAGAAGATGCAATGGATGCTATTGCACGTAGTTTAGAAACATTGATAGACATGGCACCCACTGAAAAGATTTCTACTAAAGATATATTAAGATATGGCAATCGTAATAGAATTTGCTATGCTATTACTACAGGTAAAATTAGTCCATGGATATTATATCACAGTGAAAGCGGTAAGCAATTCTTAGATGAACTAGATGAAACACAAGTTAAAATGATTGTCGATTACATTAATCCTGAGTTGTGGGCAGTCAAGTTCAAACGTAACCCAGAAGTTGTAAAACAAGTTAAGGAACTATTACGTGAAACGGGATACTGAATTTAAACATACAGTAAGAATTGATTGGAAGCACGGCGACACTGTTAGTAAGTGGGATGAAAAATGTGTCTATGCATTAGAGAAATTTGGATTACCAGGTGATAAATTTATTACGCATCCCAATGAAGATTACATGGAGTTTATCTTTAAAGAAGAACGTGATGCAATATTCTTTAGTTTAGCATGTCAATGAGTCCATTCATCATACAAGAAACACCTAAAGGTTGGACAGTAACATGGCCAACTGATAAGTTTGTTCCTATACATACACGTGATGGATTTGATAAGTTAATACGATTTCTGTTTGAAAAATGTGATGTAGACATTGCTAGATTAATGATACAACGTCTTGATGGTTGGGATGTATTGTATATTGATAGTCTTAATTTTTATCAGAACTATCAGGGTTATTTAGCCGATGCAATACAAAAGCGTCATGTTGTATTAGGTGTGATCGCTAGAACAAAAGAAGAAGCAGATAGAATAGCAGAATGTTTGGATAAACAATTAGTATGGAGCATACTGAAAGATTAAATTTTGAGTATTGGGATAATTCAAGTTGGCATCTAGTAGTTGTAGATTTGATAAATGATGACCATGAGAAATATTTTGATATTCTTGACTGGCTACGTGACAACGTTGACATGCCTTATCGCCATGCACGTTGGCGTTGGTATGAATCGTATGCTGAAGTAAAATTCAGATATGAACGTGATTGTATCATGTTTAAGTTAAGATGGCAATGATTGAATGTGTAATAGAGATTTCACATATCAATGAGATGTATGACATACTCAAGATTATTGATGAGTGGAAGTTAGTAAGAAATGCAGATTATACATTTGCATACGAACAACCCACTTATGATAATTTTTATAATTTAATCAGTCCTAAACAGGTACGATTAAATTTTGTAGATGAAAAATATGCAATATGGCTTAAATTAAAATGGGAATGACTACAGTGATTAAAAAACGAATACTATCAGCGTCAAGGATAACTGCTAAACCTTTAAGGATGGATAGTCCTGTAAGATTTAAATTTGTAAAGTTAGATGCACGTTATACAGGATACCCTAGTTTCAAATATATGATTGAGGTGATATCGGTACACAGAGGTCCAAAAATTAAGGGCTTTAACGAAATACGTGATTGGTGTATAGAGACTTGGGGAATGAGTATAGAACGTGAACAATACTTATATATGCAAGATATGGATCCATTAGGCATAAAGTTGAACCCTGCTTGGTGCTGGCATACTGAGGATCATAAGATGAATATATACTTGCGTGATGAAGCAGAAAAAGTTTGGGCTGAATTAAGATGGAAGTAAAGAAACCTATATACTGTTCCTTAGCATTTGGATCAGCATCTATAAACTCATACGGTGAGTATATACCCTGTTGTGGTATAAGAACTAATCATTGGAAGATGTATAAAGACGGACATTATGATCACGGCGTCTTAGGTAAAGACCCTCACATAAGAATCAATGCACATAATCTAGTAGATTTACGTAAACAATTAATCAACGGTGAATGGCCTGACGCATGCGGTAACTGTAAAGAAGCAGAAGAAAACGGCATTGGATCAATGCGTACTATATGGAATAAAGGATTGCAAGAGCATGTTATTCCTTTAGTTGAGCATGTTGACGCAAAGGATATACGTTATCTAGATTTAACATTTGGTACAAAATGTAATAGTAAGTGCATTACCTGTAGCGTAGACTTAAGTGACTTTTGGACTGAAGAGTGGAATAAAATATGGGCTATTAAACCTGAGCAACAATTCAAACATAATCGTGTTTGTATTGATGATACTACTGCTAGAAAATTAGTAGAAGATTTCCCTAATGTAACTGCCGTTAGTTTAGTAGGTGGTGAACCTACTATATCAGAAGAACATATAGAATTTTTAAAACTTTTGATAGAAAAGGGTCGTAGTAAAAAAATTAGACTTAGTTATGTAACTAACTTAACTGGAATTACTGACGAGTTAGTTGAGTTGTGGAAACAGTTTGGTAGTGTTCATGTTTCAGTATCTATTGATGGATATCAAAAAACTAATGAGTACATTAGATATCCATTCAAGTGGTCAAAAATAGAATCTAATCTAAGAACTTTTCTTTCTATGGTGAAAGAAAGTATTGATGATCCAAATAAAACTACATTCAGTATAGGATTAAGTTGCACTGTTAGTTTGTTTAATGCAATACAATGCATGGATTTATTTGAATTTTGGTTACACTTAGGATTAGAGTATAAAAAAGTAGGTGGAACATTAGCGCATGATAATGGTTGTTTTGTGAATCGTGTGTCACATCCTTTGTATGCATTAGTAAGTTTATTAACTCCCGAATATAGAAAACAAGGTTTAATTAAAGGACAAGAGTTATTGAACTTCATTGACAATTATTTGTCTGAACATCCTAATGAAACTATCAACCATGGATTAATTGAATCTATTAAAATTGTTATGCGTTGGTTAGAAGAACCCCAATTGATTGATTCCACATATCTATCACAAGGGAAACATTTTATAACTAATTCAGATAAATTTAGAAATAGACACATTAAGGATTATATTCCTGAGTTATATAATGAACTAGAAAAGATATGGGAGGCTGGTATTATACCCGGCGATTATCTTGTTCCCGGCTCATTGCAAGAAAATATTGATAATCAACTTATAGATGGCCCGGGATATGTTATTACAGATAATATTATACCAAATGATCTTATTGACAACGTAGTATCTAAATTACCTACATGCTATCCTGTACGTGCTAGTAGCAGAGATAAAAAGTATGCAGAGCGTGATGATATAAAAAACTTATCAGATATAAGTGTTTGGTGGAGCCAAACAGTAATGGATTGGCCTGAAGTACAAGAGATTGATAAAATTTTAGGTGCGTATGTTAGACAATACTTACCAACTGCTAAGTTTTATTCAAGCGATATTGTAACAATTGATTCACACTCATCGTGGTTCAGTCCACATGTAGATACCCCGCATCGCTTTAGAAAATGGAATTACGATAGAAACTTGTTAGGTGTGCAAGTCATTGTAGCATTATCAGATATGGACAGAAATAGTGCTAGTACAGGTATCGCACCGCATAGCCAAAAGATAGACCATGATATCAACCTATGTTATCGTGGACATTATAATGAATGGTTCTTAAAGAATATGATACAGCCTACTTTACCCAAAGGCTGTGTATTGTTGTACAATTGCAGATTATTACATAGCAGTATGCCCAATTCGTTAGATCGGCCGCGCCCAGCCCTCTTGCTAAATTATTTAGATTCAAGTATAATTGAAGAAGTAACTAAAATAGATAATGTATGGACAAGTAATGGCAAATAATTTCCCTACTTTGGGTAACTTCCATCCTGTAATTGAATATGTTGATGCGGTCAGAAACAATCCATCTGACTCTAACAAAGTGACATTTAAAGTTAAAGGTGACGCCATGAATGTGATTAAATGGTGTCGCAGAAATTTTGGTGATAGAGGCGATGGATGGGATTTTACAGGCGGCACTAAGAATATAGAAGTAACAATTTGGTCTAGTAAACTTAAAGTGATGTGGGAACTGTGGCAGAACTAATATGGCAAATGACGTAATGATTGACATGGAGACACTAGATACGTCTCCGTATTGTGTTATATTAACTATAGGCGCAGTAAGATTTGATCCTAAAGGTACTGGAGTAATACAGAAGTTAGAATTGCGTCCTACCATTGAAGAGCAAACTGAAACATACAATAGGGTGATTAACGATGATACTTTACGCTGGTGGTCTGAACAGAGCCCTGAGGCACTGGAAGAAGCATTGGGAGACAGGGGACGCACATCATTTAGAGAGTGCATGGAGACCCTTTATAAGTTTTGTTGGAACCGCCGTGCTGTTTGGAGCAATGGTGCTTCATTTGATGTGGTTGTTGCTGAGACAGCCTTTAGACAAGTACTCAATGATAAGCCTAACCCTATTCCTTGGCCTTTTTACACTATTAGAGATACTAGGACTTTATACGAAGTTGCGGGAGTTAAACTCAAAGACGGAGGACATGTCACAAGTCACAAAGCCGTCGAAGATGCGGAAAGACAAGCAATCGTAGTACAACAAGCATATAAAAAACTTGGATTGGTTTGATGAATGGTTGGTATACTATATTAAGTCCGTCAAAACCTACTACAGGTCATCATTATCAGATAAAATGGTGTGAAGAAAGATTTGGTAAACGCTGGAGTGCAATAGATAATAGAGAAGGTTTATGGTGTTGTTTCTGGGGCGGTAGAAGCATACCCGGTAAGTATAGATTTGAATTTAAAAATGAACAGGACGCTATATTGTTTAGTTTGACATGGCTATGAAATTTCAAAGTGATATTGATATTGACGTAGGTGATAGAGATAAAGTTTTATCATTGATAAAACATATTCCTGCCAGCATGCGTAACGTTACCCCTATACGCAAACATCCTACTGGTATCTATGTCACAGAGATTCCATATGATCCTATCAATAATATGTCAGCATTGCATTATGAAGTTGCTGAGGATCGTGGGTATTTTAAATTAGACTTACTGAACGTTCACATATACAATCAAGTTCGTAGTGAAGAACATTTGATAGAGTTGATGCGTGAGCCTGATTGGACTATGTTGAATCATAGAAATATCGTAGAACAGTTGATACACTTAGGTAATCAGTATGATACGTTACTAAAGATGCCTGAGTCTATTAATAGTATACCTAGACTAGCAATGTTTCTTGCAGTAATTAGACCTGCAAAGAGACATTTAATTGGTAGAACGTATAAAGAGATAAATCAAACTGTGTGGGACAAGGATCACACTGGTTATAGTTTTAAACGTAGTCACGCTGTTGCCTATGCACAGTTAGTTGTAGTACATATGAATTTGTTGAGGGAACATGGAAATTAAATTACTTAAAGAAGATGATCCACAGTTAAGAGAAGTTTCAGAACCATGGAACTTTGAAACAGACGGAGATCCCACTGAGTTAGTCAAGGCTATGACTAAGATTATGTTTGAGAGCGGTGGCATAGGATTGGCAGCACCACAATGTGGAGTAAAGAAACGAATATTTCTTATGGGCAATCAAGAGAAACTAATTGTTTGTATCAATCCTGAGATACTAGAATCAAGTGGGGAGAATCGTGCCCAAGAGGGTTGTTTGAGTTTTCCTAAACTATGGTTAACAGTTAAAAGACCAGAGACAGTTAAGGTCAAATATCAGCAATTGTCAGGGAATGTCGTTGAACAAGAATTAGGAGATTTACCCTCGAGGGTATTTCAACATGAGTTTGACCATTTAAATGGTATATGCTTTGATACTAAAGTTGCTAAACTAGGACTACAACTAGCGAAAGAAAGACGTAAGCGTAAGGGTTAAGGCATACGTTTTACTAACGTTATGCTTCTACGTTTAGACCTGCGTTTATGTAGTTCCATCATACTACATACAGGTCCATGTATTATCTCTAAACTCTTATTATTGAAGGTTCTTAAGTAGGGCTTAAAAACCATCCATTCTTCCTTAAGGAACAGATTTATGGGTACTAGTCTATTGCTTTCCCACCACCAAGTATCACCTAGTTCTAGAAATCTACTCTTTAAATCATTGTCAACGATTGCGCCGTAGTCGTATAATGATGTACAAGTATCGTCCCTATTTTGTATAATACCTACATAATCTTGGCTGGCATAGGAACAGACTGTTATAAAGGGGTGGTTCTCGCTTAACTTTTTGAAAAAATCGTGTGAAATCATCTTTTTCTTAATTACTGCTGTTATTTAATCACCCTTTACCGAAACAAATATTTTAATAAAATATAGAATAAATATGTGTAAGGAGCCAACTTGTGTACTCTACATCAGTATTCTATTATTTTCAACGTAACATCGTTGTACTACTTTCAGGTAACTCGCCGAGGAAATATATGCCAGTCTATGCCAAACCACTAACCTTACATAAGGGAGTTGATAACCAACTCCAGTTTCAGTTTTTAAATCAAGAGCAGAAACCAGTAGATATTACAGGAAAAGAGATTACCTGTAGAATTATCAGTTATAATGGTACCCAAGTACTATTAAGAAAAGCACTTACATTAACTCTTCCTGCTAATGGATTGGCCGTATTACAACTAAACGCCGCAGATATTGAGGATATTGATGCACAGAAATGTTATTATTCGTTAGAGATTCCAGTGGGGCAGTTTGACTATCCTGTATTCGTAGACCAAAATGCAGGTGCACGTGGTGAGATGAATATTGTTAATAGTGTTCTTCCTGCATTCGTACCATCTGAAGAGGTTACTATTCCTACAGGTCAGCCCTTCCCTAACCTAGATGCTAATAATAGTATTAGTAATGTATTACCTAATGCTAACACCTATTATAGTAGCATAATTAATACTACAGACAATCCAATACTAACACTACAGGCTCATTATACAGAGTTCAATGGTGACGTAACTATTGAAGGGTCCGTAGATAACCAAGGTGGTGAATGGTACCCCATCACCACCACAGCATATAGCAATGTTACTGATACATTTGGATATACTATTAGAGGGTATCATCCATTTGTGCGTATGGTGTTCACCAGTAACACGGGCGCAGTCACCAACATTTTGGCAAGATAAGTATCCAACATACATTGATTTTACGCAGGATCATGTTATAATTACATGATGCGTGATATCCTCACAGTTATCCCCGGTAGAAAGAAACATACACAGAGTGGTTGGTATAGTTTTAATGCACCATGCTGCCACAATCGTGGGCATAAGGCTGACAAAAGACAACGTGGCGGTATTAAACAAGACGGAGAAAATTGGAGTTATCATTGCTTCAACTGTGGATTTAAATGTGGCTTCATGTTAGGTAAGAATATAACACGAAACACAAAACAGTTTTTACAATGGTGCGGTATTGATGAGCAACAAATTAACCGTTGGAACTTAGAGAGTTTACAGCACAAAGATTTGCTTGACTTTGTAAAAGTTAAAAAAGAAAAGTCTAAGGTTAAATTCAAAGAGATGCATTTGCCTGAGGGTGAAATCATCGACCCATTCAATCCCGTTCATAATGTATTTGTAGAGTATCTACATAAGAGAGGTATCAAGCACAACGAATATCCTTTCTTAGTAACACCTGATGCCGAAGGTCGTCAAGCAAATAGAATTATTATACCCTTCACATTCGAAAATAAAATTGTAGGACATACTAGTAGATACTTGGATGATCGTAAGCCTAAGTTCATTAACGAACAGCAACCAGGTTATGTATTTGGTTATGACTTACAGCGTCCTGAATGGGAATTCTGTATATTAGTAGAAGGTATATTTGACGCATTAAGTTTAAATTGTTGCGCACTAACACACAATACAATTAATGACGATCAGGTTGAAGTATTACGAAAATTAAATCGCAAAATCATATTTGTACCTGACCAAGATAAAACGGGTCTAACGATTTGTGATAAAGCATTAGAATTGGGCTTTCATGTTAGCATACCCAATTGGGATAACTGTAAAGATGTGAATGACGCAGTGGTTAAATATGGACGATTGCCGACATTACTAAGTATATTACAAAATTCAACAAACAGTAAGATTAAAGTAGAAATACAACGGAGGAAACTTGATAAAAGAGTTTAATGTAGATGTGCAAACGTTGTTCTTGCGCATGATGGTAACTAACGCAGAATTGTATACTCGGGTCATGAATATTATGAACTCGCAGAACTTTGATAGAAAATTGCGTCCAGTTGCAGAATTTATAGCAGAGCATAGTAAGAAATATAATGTGATGCCTGAGCCTGTACAAATTAAGGCTACTACAGGAATCGAAATAGAAACTATAGCAGAATTGGATGATGGTCATTATGAATGGTTCTTAGAAGAATTTGAAGCATTCACTAAACGGCAAGAACTTGAGAGGGCTATTCTTAAAGCAGCCGATTTGCTTGAGAAGGGCGAGTATGACCCTGTAGAGAAACTGGTTAAAGATGCAGTTCAGATTTCATTACAGCGTGATATGGGTACTGATTACTTTGCTGATCCACGAGCAAGACTTATGGCACTAAAAAGTAATAATGGACAGAACAGTACAGGTTGGCCTAGTATGGATCAAAAACTATATGGTGGTTTCAATCGAGGAGAACTACAAATTTTTGCAGGTGGTAGTGGATCAGGCAAAAGTTTGTTTATGCAGAATCTAGCGGTCAATTGGGCACAAGCAGGACTCAGTGGTGTATACATTACATTAGAACTTAGTGAAGGTCTATGTAGTATGCGTATCGATAGTATGATGACCGAAACTAGTAGCCGTGAAATTTTCAAAGACATTGATAATGTTGAAATGAAAGTTAAAATGGTTGCTAAGAAAGCGGGTAAGTTGCGTATTAAGTATCTTCCCGCACAAAGCACAGTTAATGATATTAGAGCATATTGTAAAGAATTGCAGATACAAACAGGAATGAAAATTGATTTCTTGTGTATCGATTACCTTGACCTAATCATGCCGGTTAGTGCTAAGGTCAGCCCTAGCGATTTATTCGTTAAGGACAAATATGTATCAGAAGAATTACGTAATTTAGCGAAGGAATTAAATGTCTTATTCGTCACAGCATCACAACTTAACAGATCAGCCGTTGAAGAAATCGAATTTGATCACAGTCATATCTCAGGTGGTATTAGTAAGATTAATACTGCGGACAATGTTTTTGGTATTTTTACTAGCCGTAGCATGCGTGAGCGTGGCCAGTATCAATTACAGTTAATGAAAACACGTAGTAGTTCGGGTGTAGGTCAGAAGATTGAACTTGAATTCAATACTGAAACATTGCGTATCACAGACCCCGATCCTGAGGGTCATGAAAGACAACGACATGCTCAACCGTCGGCCAACGACATAATGAATAAAATTAAGGCTACGAGTACAGTTAATGATACAGTACAAAATACAGTAGAACCTGAAGAAAAACGTGTTGTGGCCGACATTCAAAGTACGAAACTTAAGTCATTATTGAATTCTTTAAAGAAATAGAATTGTCATCGTTTTGACTAAATACTAATAGGATCTTAACATATATGCAAAAGAAAACAAGAAGCCTATTGGAAGAATTAGAGTCTATTGGGGCCAACCGAGATATTAATCATGTGATTGAATCTAGGGCTCTAAATGTGATAACCAGCGCCATTAATCTTATTGAATTAATCAATAGAAAATATGACCCCGAAAAGGCAGAACTGCTGGAAAAGAAACTCCTTAGTGCTATAAAAAGTAAAGATCAAAAAAGATTTTCAAAATCCTTAAGGAAATAACACATGAAACTAGATGAATTCAAAAAACTTGAAGAACTTAGACTAAGCAGTTTAATAGGAGACTATGGTTCTGCGGCTCTTAAGAAAATGACTGGCCAAGCAGGTGGTAAAACACTACAACAGCAAATGGCTCAGGATATGTTCATTAAGGATTTCGTAGGTGACGCAATATCTTCATTGGAAACATCTATTGAGGGTGGATTAGTTGATCCAAAAATGAGAGATGCTAGAACAAAAACTGCCTCACCAGTTAACCCGGCAGGCGTAAAGCCCGAACCAACTATACCTAGTGCTACTGCACCCACAGCACCAACTGCTCCTACTGCAACAACTGCTCCTGCAGCTGGCGGGTTGCCTAAAACAGGCACAAACATGGCTACAGGAAAGTACAAGCAACAGCAACAATCTACACAGAATTTAAATAACTATGTTAAGGGTGTGTCACAGCAATTAAGTCAGGTAACTGACAAGGCGCAAAAGATTGCTTTGACTAAAGAGTTAGTTAACTTTATGGCTGACCGTAAAGATTATCCTGAGTGGGGCAACGCATTAAAGACTGCGGAGTATGTATTAAAGAAGAATGCTGATCCTAATTTCGCAACTGCCGCTATTCAGAAATTACGTGCAGGTCAACGTCTTGACTTGAACCCAGCAGGATTAAAAGAAGGTTGGAAGATTTATTACTTGAATATGCTGATTGAAGGTGCAGGTTTAACATGGACTGATTTAGGATTGTCAGTATTGTTAGAGTCTACTAGCAAGAAATACATGATAGTAGAATCACGTTATGTAAAACTTAATAACATTTTCGAAAGCATTTTAGAAGCAGGTAATACTGGTAAGATTAGTATTTCTCAATACTTAAAAAATCAATGGTACCCACAGTATATGAAGGGTGTCAATTATGCAGTAAATCAAGCAGTTATAGATAAAGGTATTGATGCCGTACAAGCAACATATGCTAAAGATCGTGGTCGTGGAGCATTAGAAAAATTAGCACAAGTAAGTTATGCAGTTTCTAAAGGCAATGTACCAGCCGGCGCCGCAAATATTGTAGGTAAAGGTGCTGATGCGGGTGCTACAGCAGGCGCTGAAAAGGCAGCAGAACCTGCACAGGCTGCACAATCACAAGCGGCTGCTCAACCAGCACAGGCTGCAATGAATAGTCATCAAATGGCTGAGTTGGTGAAGAGTACAATGGCTAGACTTAAGGGTGTCGATGCTAAACTCTATGCTGAAACAATGAAAGAATTGACAACAGGGACACCTACACAAGGACTTGATGCTAAAGCACCTAGTGCGGCACCAGCAGAAAAGCCAGGATTCGTTGACAGACCTGCTACAACAGCACAGCCTGAAAAGAAGGTAGCAGAATCAAAAACTAAAATTCGTAGATTCAGATGAACTTAGCAGAAAGCCTATCAGCATTAGCACGTAAGATTAGTGCCCTAGAAATCGTCACTGAAGATAAGGGTCACCTAGACCATCCTGAAGATTTGGTATTCTTAGGTGACTTACAGGGTGCAAATCGTGCGTTAGATGCAATACAGAAAACTGTTAAGACACCTGATACAGTTACTATCAAGTGGGACGGTTATCCTGCATTGATATTTGGACGTGGGGTAAACGGTAAGTTTTCCATCATGGACAAACATATGTTTAATAAGAAAGACGGTACGGGCAGACAAGTGTTCAGTCCCGAACAGTTTGTTCAATATGATCAGGCACGTGGAGTAGACCGTACAGGTTTACACCAGTTGATTGCTGAAATATGGCCTGGGCTTGAGAAGGCAGATAAAGGTAAAGGATTCTATTGGGGCGACTTATTGTTTAGCCAACCATTAGAAGAAAAAGACGGTGTATACACCTTTAGGGCTAATCCTAATGGTATAACATACACAGTGGATCCTAATAGTGAAGTTGGCAAACTAATGAAGGGTAAAACTGCTGGTATTGCAGTACACCAATTCATACCCGCTGACGCTGCCTCAACCGATCAAGCGACTCCGTTAAACGGAACTATAGGCAAGTTACAGAATAATAGCAATATCGCTATAGTTCCTAGTAAGATGCCTATAACTCCTAAACTTAAACTAGACGCAGGACTAGTGAACGAAGTCAAAAAAGCAATCAACCAATACGGAGGAGCAGTACAGCAGTTGATGACTACTGCTCCTCAGGCACGTAATACGTTTAATCAACTATTCACTACGTATATTAATAAGCGAATAGTATCAGGTGATTTGAGTAATTTACTTGATGGCTTTAAAGATTACGTTGCGTCAAGACCCATGACCGACAGTATGAGAGCAAAGATAGATAAACACTTTGCTGAGAATGCTGAAGGGTTATTAGGTGCATTTACTATATGGATCGCTATTTACAATCTTAAGATGAACGTTGTAAAACAGTTAGATCAGGCTGCAAAATCTAGCCCTGTCAAGGGCTATTTACAAGACGGTACCGAAACCCAAGAGGGATTCGTTGCACAGGGTCTTAAATTTGTAGACCGTATGGGCTTTAGTCGCCAAAATCTAGCCGGCCGTTAATACCTAATCCAACGTTTTTTTGGATCAGGCATAAATAATAGTATGAACCTCGTGGGGTTCAAACTAACTAAAGGAAAAACAAAATGGCACAATTTACACGTACACATGGTGACTTTCAACCAGTTCTATGGCTTGATCAGCCAGATTATACAACCGGCGCAGTTAATGCTGTTTCTTCAGGATTAACAGTTCAGCCACAAGGTCCAAAACTTGACTTCTTCACAATCGAGTTGGCAGGCGTTGCGGCAAACACAACTATCGCTTCACAAGTGATTCAGACAGTTGAACAGTTAGCAACAATTCATATCTATGAATTTACTGACACAACAACTGACACATTGGCGCTTGCTGTATATCCAACAGGTGGTTGGACTACTGCTACTCTTGCAGCCGCAGTTGACACAGCAACTGGTGGTACTTCAACAGTTACCGCAACAGCAACATTCACAAACTAATCTTTAGTTTGAGTTGACACAAAGAACCCGAGATTTATTCTCGGGTTTTTTTACCTCTCTAAATACAGCATGCCGCACAGATTATGCTGTTATACGTTATTTGACATTACAAATACAGGAGTACCTAATAGGGCTAAACCACCTATAGATGCGGATCCTAAGCAGTGGCTACATAAAAGAAACACACAATCTAATTTCGATACAGTATTACAGGCTATATCATTAAGGTCACAACCTGAAATAGTATCATCACCTGTAAGGGTTGATGTAAGATTTGACGAATTTGAAAACTTTGGTTTTTTATACCAACAACAAGAAGATGAAACTTATCCAGTGTGGAAATTTGACTTTGAGGTTCAGCATTCTAGTGTGTTTGAAAATGGGATAGAAGAACTGGGCGCACTGTACAATGACTGTGAAGGTATACCCATGATAAAATGCGGTACAGAATGGATTCAACTTCCTACATTTTTAGATACGTCACCCGAATTAAGGAATATATACTTTAAACTATTATGACAGACCAAAAGAAAATAGAGAAGTTTTTAGTCAAACAACTAACCTCAGAATTATCTGAAGTTTTTATAGTTGATTGCGAGGACGGAAGTTATGAACTCTTTAATAAGTATCGGGTAGAACCTCAACCCTCAGGATACTTTAAAGTTATCCCATTTACCGTTACAGAAGAGCATACATTCTCATCCAAAAAGAATGCATTCACCTGGTGCATATTTGATAAGTATAAAAAGATTACTGAAACTAAACGTATTGAAGAACTTGATTTGCTTATCAGCAGTTTGGACTTGATTATAGCCCAACAGAAAAAATTGCTTAGTAAAGCAAAGGATAATGACACTAAACTTATCTTTTTAGCCAAATTGCAAGAGGGTAAGCGTAAAAGAACAGCAATGGTTAATGAGATTAATAACTATATAAATATATCTAGACATTGGCAGAGCAGTAAGTTCACCAATACGCAACCTAAATAATTATAGGATTCAGATAAATACTATATCAGGACTGGAAAAACATACTATGAGACTAACAGATTTAGAACACAAGAACTATGCTACTACAGCATTGAAAGAAAATTTTGAGATGAGTATCAACACCTCAAAGTTGGATAAGATTAAAACAAAAACAATGCTTAATAGAGTTTCTTCACTAATGCAAGAAGCACAGAAGTCACCTGACTTTTATAAGAATCAAGGTAGTGCTCCTTACATGAAGTTAGTGTTTATGGAACAAGCACTACGTCAACACTTCCAAGAGTTGATGAAAACACCTACACGCATTGTTGTAGAAAACGAAGAAGTTGAAAAGTCACAAGTTGTTCTTGCCGCACAAGATATGGTAGATACAGTACAGAAGATGCTTGAAGATATCGGTCAAATGCAAGTTAAAGAACTTCCTGCTCTTGTTGACAGCATTGAGTCAGAGATTGGTGTGACCGAAGCACAGGGTTATAACGAACTAGTAACCGGTCAATTAGATGCATTGAGTGCCGCACTAAAAGAAGCATTCACACAGATGAAGGCTGCTAGAGATACATTAACAGGTGGTGCACCTGCTGCCGATGCATTTGGTGCAGCCGCTGGTGGTATGCCTGCTCCAGGTGAAGAAGAAGTTTCAGTAGATGCAAGTGCAACTGAAGTTGAACCTGCAGTGCCTCCAATGGCAGGCGATGAAGGTGCAGCTGCGGCTCCTGCTGAAGAACCTGAAGCAACTCCGATGGGTGGGGTAGGTCGTGCAAAGAGGTAACTCATGCGCCTCTTTGAATTTGACGAACAAAACGCACTAGCAACTAAAATAGTTGCAGCCACTGACCAATTAAAAACGGACTTAGATAATGGTAAGATCCAACCTAATTGGTCATTGGATAAGTTATTAGATTATTTTCAAAGATACGATATTATACTTGATCCAAAAGATTTGTATAATATGATTAAGCAACCCCCATTGAAAAATGTTATCTCTAACATACAAGGCGATAAGGTTGTATTTAAAGGCCAAGCATCATCAACTGAGATGCCACAAGACCAAAGTAAGCAAGTAGTAGCGCAGATGGCACAATCTGCAATGCCTACCCAATAATTTGACTTTCACTAAGAATAGTGTTACACTATTCAATCAAATAAATATTTGTATGATATCTCTTACAGAAACCGCTGCAACCAAAATACAACAACAATTAGATAAACGTGGTAAAGGTTTAGGGATACGTGTTGGAGTAAAGACTACTGGATGCAGTGGTCTAGCATACACATTAGAATATGTTGATGTTGCTCCTGTTACACGTGACCAATTCGTACATGAATCATTTGGTGTAAAAGTTTGGATAGACGGAAGATCAATGCCCTATTTAAATGGTTGCACTATGGACTATCAAAAGAAAGGCCTTAACGAAGGCTTTGAATTTATAAATCCAAACGAAAAGGATCGTTGTGGGTGCGGGGAAAGTTTCAGAGTATAAGATGGCATTAGAAATATCGCATTTAGTCACAGTAGGTTGCAGTTATACATATTGTCAAGGTTTAGATGATCCTACTACACAAGGATGGCCTGCTTTACTTGCACAAAAACTAAATGTACCTATAGTTAATTTGGGTGTTAAGGGTTGTGGTAACGATTCAATATATAGAAGAGTTGCAGAATATTTTTATCTTAATCAATCAACTAATTCTAAACCCTTTTTTATTATTGCATTTACACAAGCACTAAGAAGAGAAGAGTTTGTAACAAACTACAAAGGAATTACCGTAGGTGATCTAAAAAATTTAGCATGCTATGGAGATGAACCGATTGAACGGGTAATATACGAACACATTGATAACACCGGTGTTTACTATATGGAACGTAGAAAGTTGTTACATTGGTTGTCTGTTATAAATTTACTTAGAGCCAATAATATAAATTATTTTACCACAAACTATATGGCTGATCACTATCAATCATTAATGTTAATTCAAAACAATTATCCTAATCTATTCAACGCTGTTTATAAAGATCCAAATAAAGTAGAAGATTTTTATTATCTAACAAAGGGTATGGATAAAACTGCGTGTCAACATGACGGTGTTATGGCTCAGAATGTTGTAGCAAAATATTGTTATGACACTATGTTAGAAAGATTTAAAGAAATAAAACCTATCAACAGTAACTATGTCAACTTAAAAAAATATGTAGACAGCACAGACAATTCTCCAAGTTATCAATTTTGGTTACATGTGAATGATGCTTGGTATAACAAAGATAAAAATGTACAATCCTAATAAATTTAATTACTTAGAACTTAAAAAAGAAACAATTGACGGGTCTAGAAAATATGTGACCCCAGACGGGTTTAGAGTACCAAGTGTTACTACAATACTTGATGCAACTAAATCAGAAGAAAAGAAACAAGCATTACGTGAATGGCGCAAACGTGTGGGTGAGCAACAAGCGCAAGCAATCACCACTGAGGCCGCAGGGCGAGGCACTAGAATGCACAAGTGGTTAGAAAACTATGTAAAGACTGGCCAAACAGGTGAACCAGGTAGCAACCCATATAGTCTACAAAGTCATCAAATGGCTCATAGCATTATTACTCAGGGACTTAGTAAATGTAATGAGTTTTGGGGGACAGAAGTTAGTCTGTATTTCCCTGAGGTCTATGCAGGAACAACGGATTTGGTAGGAGTTCATGACGGTAGCCCTGCTATTATGGACCATAAGCAAAGTAATAAGTTGAAGAAAAAAGAATGGATTGATGACTATTTCATTCAGTTAGCCGCATATGCAACGGCCCATAACGAAACATATAAAACTGACATACGTAAGGGTGTTATTTTCATGTGTACCGCAGATAATATCTACCAAGAGTTCATTGTCGAAGGGACAGAATTTGATCATTGGACTAACGTTTGGTACCAAAGACTAGAGCAATACTACAGCAAATTTGTATGACCCTTTAATCTGTAAAAAGCATAAATAGATGTAATATTCTAAAAGTTACATCTTATGGCTATAGTACAGATA